TAGGGGTATTAGATCAAATCGTAATGCTTTTAAGACCAATTTATTAATTAAAATTTTAACGGAGCAAAAAAAAATAGATATAGTATCACAAATTGAGAATTCTTTAAAAATGGTATTATCAAATGTGCCAGAACGATTTGAAAATAACTTTAATCAGGATTTGTTAAAAACGGGTGTAGAATTATATCAATATCAGAAAAATGATATATCGTGGATGAAATCTATAGAAATAGATGTTTTAAATGGCGATAATAGTATAACTTATGATTATTGTATGGCATTTAAATCATTAAATGATGATTTTTTGTTATACGAAGATTCTTTATATTCTGGTAATACAAACATTGATAATTATAAATTACAAGTTAAATTTAATTATAAAGGAGGTAATCTTATATCCGAAATGGGATTAGGTAAAAGTTTAATTATGTTGTATCATATTTTAGAAGAAAACAAAAACACACAAGATTTTTATAATCCATATGTTGAGTTTGCTGATAATTGTAATTATTTTTATAAACGTGGTAAGAATAGAGGTAATAATTGTTTAAAAAAACGAGTAAATGATTTATATTGTAAGGAACATAGTAAATCTATTTTTATAGATAAGAGGTCTTTAAAATTTTGTAATTTGTCCAATTTTGATATAAGAAATTATATATACGTAGTAGATAATAAGGAATTTATAAAAACAAATGCTTCTATAATTATTTGTCCAAATCATTTATGTGATCAATGGGTACAAGAATATTATTCCAAGTTTAATAACAATCATCGTGTTGTTTTAATAGTGACAGGTGATCAATATTCAAATCTTACATTTGGTGATTTATTATTTGCAGATGTTGTAGTTGTTTCGTATAATTTTTTATTGAATAAGAACTTAGTATACGAAAGAAAATTAGAGTGTGATTTTACTTTAAATAAAGAGATGACTCTTAAAGAAAAACAGGATTTGTTAATGTCAAAAAATTTAACATTTTTACACTTATTTTACTGGAATCGTGTTATATTAGATGAAGTTCACGAAATTCAAAATATGCAAAAGGCTAATTTTTTAAAAGGTAAAATATGTAATTTTTCTAGTATGTATAAATGGAATATATCAGGTACACCATTTGCAAACAATATAACAAGTTTTATAAACTTGATGTCATATAATAGTGATTATGGTAAGGCATATTATTATGATTTCGATAATTGTATTTATAGAAATGAATATTTTAGTTTAAAGAGTATGTTAGAATTTGGTTTAGATTCAAATATTATCAATAAATGTAATTTTTTATTTAGAAGAAATACAAAACGATCTATAAAAGATGAATATGATGGAAGTATTATAAAACCAAATGTTCATTTATTAGATTTTACATTACAGGAAAGATCTATATATGATAGTTATATTCAAGAATCAAATAGACATTTAAATTTTTTAATTAAATTATGTTGTCATCCAGAATTAAATCATGATACTAAAGAGATGATTCGGAATTGTAAAACATTTGATGAAATACAGAAATGTATGTTGGATTATAATAAAAGATTACTTGAAGATGAGTGTAATAAGATTACAACATTAGAAATAGAAATTGATTATTATGAAACACAATTAAGAGAAGAAGATCCTCAAGTTGATGTAGATTCAATTAAATGTAAATTACATATATCTAGACGTCAATGTACAATCCATAAGAAAAGTCGTGATGATATATCTAGGACATATAATTATTTAAAAATGTCAATTGATAAATTAAAAGATTCTTCCTCTGAATTAACGTGCCCTATATGTTTAGACGATATAGATGTTAATAATATTGTTATTACAAAATGCGGTCATAAATTTTGTTGGGATTGTCTTTATGAAACACATAAGATTAGGAAAGATACTATTATAAAGTGCCCTACGTGTAATTTATGTATGAAAAACGATGAAGTTTATTTGTTAAAAGATGATAAAACAAATCATGATGAAATGTCTGATTTAGAAAAAATAATTGAACGAGTAAAATCTACAAAAATAGGTAATATTATATATTATTTAAAAAATTCTATAGAACCTAATGATAAAGTTATTTTGTTTTCTCAATGGGATGAAATGTTACACAAGGTTGGTGATTTGTTAAAGGATACTGGTATTAATATTGTTTATTGTAACGGTACCGTTTATCAAAGAAAACGTGCAATTACAAATTTTACTAAAAAAGATGATATAAATATTATATTATTATCATCAAGAAATGCTGCCAGTGGTATAAATTTAACAGTTTCTAATAAAATTATATTTTTAGAACCAATTTACGGCACAAAAGATTATAGAACAAGTATAGAATCACAAGCTATAGGTAGAGCTGATAGAATAGGACAAAAACGTCCTATTGAAATTCATAGATTTTTAATTAAACAAACTGTAGAAGAAGACATATACGATGATTTAATTGATGACACGAAATTAAAACAATTAAATATGAAATAAAAAAAAGTGATTTAAATAAAAAAAGAATAATAATTACAATATGGGTGCAGATTATTATATAATTAAAAGATTAAAAATAGAACATTCTGATGGCGTAGATGTAATTGAATTAGATAGACAAAGATGTTATTTTGATTATTCTAATTATGATTATGATAGTGATGATAGCTTTGACATATCAATGGATAAATACAAACATTATTTAACAGTTACATTTGTACCACGAGTACTTTACGAACATGATAATTGGAAGAATGAAAAGATTAAAAAAAAATATATAGATATGGTTTATGAAGAATTAAAAAAATATAACAATGCATTTGGTAATATACATAATATTATTAAAGAAGAAGTTAGGTATTTTAGATAACCATTTAATAGATATATTTTTAACTTTTTAATAAATATATTTTTAACCGTTTAATAAATATATTTTTAACCGTTTAATAAATATCACTAAAATTTATACCTTTGTATTCATTTACATATATAGATTTCACATTTATACTATCAACTTCTTTTATATTATAATTGTGGTCGTCGAAAAATACAATATCATTTTTTGTTAAATTTTTATGATTATTTAATATTTCTAATATCATATCTTTTTTACTAGTATATTCAGTTATACTATTTAAGCTAGGATGAACATCTCTTGTTTCCTTAATTATACCATTAAATAATAATGGTGGAATATTTATTTGATTTAAATAATTACTAGGTTTAAAATTATGAGTAGCTATATATAATATTTTATCATTATCTTTTAAATACATTAAAAAATTTTTAACCTTTTTATGATACATCTCAGCATAATTTTCGTCTACTTTATGTAAATATAATGTATTATCTAAATCAAATACAAAAATCTTATAGTCTTTTAATTGTTTATCCGTATTAATTCCTTTGTCAACTGTATCAATTCGTTTGTCAACTGCATCAATTCGTTTGTCAACTGTACCTACGGTATGTTTTCTTTCAAATGAAATTCGTTTTCTTTTAACTGAAATTAGTTTAGTCATTTAAGGATGTAGTAGTAATTTTATTACTAGTTTTTTTTAATTCAATTTATTTTTAATTAAAATCAACAAGATCTTTTTCAGCGAAATTGTATGCATATTTTTTAGCTTCTTCAAAATCCTGCATATAACTCCTTTCTATAATTATACCATTCAACAACAGCGTATTTATACATTTTAACATTTTTAGTTAATTTTCAATTTTATAATCAAGATGGGTTTTTCATAAACATAGGCATTCTAAAATTCTTTGGTCTAGATCTAGGTATTGGTCTAGGTATTGGTCTAGATCTCGGTATAGGTATTGGTCTAAGATTAGGTCGTTGTTGACGTGGGGGAATCGGAATATATCTTGGTCTATTTGGTATCTTTTGTTGTTTACTACGACCATCGTGACCACCACCATCGTGACCACCACCATCGTGACCATTGTCGTGACCATTATCGTGTCCATTGTCATCCCAATCGTGATCATTGTGGTCCCAATCGTGTCCATTGTGGTCCCAATCGTGGTCGTCCCAATCGTGGTCCGAATGGTCCCAATCGTGATCCCAATCGTGGTCCCAATGGTTCCAATCATAATAATTATGATAATACCAAGGATAATGATAATATTGTGATGGCCAATAGTAGTAGTCGTGATCGTATCCATTTATAGGGCGGGGTTGGGGTTTGTAAAATTTTCTATTCATATGTTTTATAATTAACTAATATATATTATTTGTACATTTTATACGCAATAAACATAATATAAGAAATAGGTATTTAGTTTAAAATTATTTTTAATTAAGATATTAATGAATATTGAAGAACTGTTAGAAAGTTATGATAATGACGGTTATGTATATTGTCTTATGACGGGGTTAAGTGTGATGGGTGTGTCATTAGTTAAGATAGGTAAGATCGGAATGAAGAAAAATGAGAATGAACAGCAAGTGATTGATAAGTTATTAAGACGTTACAATACGTATTATCCAGATTATGATGTAATTCATTTTATGAGAATGGGTAATTGTCATAAAGCTGAGTTAAGTATATTTGAATCATTAAAGCATCTTCATTATAAGAGAGAGATATATACATATGAAATAAATGATATAGCGAGTGCGTTTGAAAAGGCTGGGAGAGAATATCCAAGTATTCAGGAGAGGTTAGAGAATACTGATATATCTATTATATCAGAATTAAATAAGATACTTAGAGAGAGAGAGTTTCTTAATTAAAATTGAATTTAATTTTAATTGTAAGAATTTTAATTAAAAATGTCATTACAGTACACATTAAATCGAATTAAATCAAGTAATTTAAGAGAACACGATCCTGTATTATTCAATAATGTCAAAGAAATAATGGATTCAAGAGATCCAGAGTATATCAAAGAATTATATGAGTTTATTAGAAATGATTCAGAAAAAAGAGCAAATTCTATAACAGACAATTCTTTCAATAAAAATCTAACTGATAATATTCATCATTTTTGGAATAATTACTATTCATTCTTCGTTGGTGATTCTAACACATTGTTTTTTAAACATTAATTTAAATCGAAATATATATTCAAAATATATATTCAAAATATATATAAAAAATAAAAAAATTGATTTTTATATATTTTTTATATTGTATATATTCTATACAAACAACAATATGGTTATATGCGAAAGAACATGCTTTGCTAACGCCAACACCAATACCAACACCATTGATTCAACAGTAATTAGTGATGTTGAATATCAAAAAAGAAAAATTTTACGTAAAACAAGTGATATTATATATTTTGGAACATTTAAAGAGGACATTGACTTGGTAATTGACGATTGTTGTAAATTGAATACAATACTTGTGAATCAATATTTTTATGACTTGATTTCCAATCTACAATCCAAAGATATGTATTTAAATGATGATATTTATATATTAGAAGAAATATTAAAAATACGTAAATTTATAAATGCAAATTAATTAAAAATTAAGATATTTAAAATTAAAAATTAAGATATTTAAAATTAAAAATTAAGATATTTAAAAGTCACGATATTATAAATGGACATTGAAAAGAATTCTATTGCTATTCAAACAGAATCGTCTTATGAAACTTTTAATATTGACATTAGCGAATTAGAATTGGAATTTGAAACAAAACATTTTTTTAAACACTTGGCGTTTGCGAATCAAAGTTATTTTCAACATTTTCGTGATGCAATAAAGTATAGTTATATGAGTTTTAAAGCATCTTTTTGTTTTTTTGTTCATTCAATTTGGCCAGATATATATATAAAATCAGGTTCAGAAATTGTTCACGAATTAAGTGGAATTATAAAAGAAAAATATACAAAGAGAATTAAAGAATTATTAACTAATTAAAAATAATTAAGTATTAATTTTATCTTGGTCTAAAGATTAATTTTATCTTGGTCTAAAGATTAATTTTATCTTGGTCTAAAGATTACTTTTATCTTGGTCTAAAGATTACTGATCTGAAATCATTCATTTGTTTATCTGTAATTATATTATTTGTAATCGTTTTAAAATTAAAATTTAATAATCGTTGAATTAAGAAATAAATAGCATATACACCACATTCGCTGTTTTCAGATTGATGTTGTTTTTTATTATATAATTTTTTATAATTGTGTCCTTTTGATTTAAGATATTTATAAACCTTATTTATAAATGTTTGGATATTTTTATTAGGTAATTTACCAACTGAATCGTAATATTCAAGTGTTTTTGATTTATTATCTATTAAAAATGCAACCCAATGGCTACCGGATTGGTTATGATTATCCAAGTTAAAAACCATACCTACTTTTTCATAATTAAAAATTTTTCTGTAATCTACATCAGTAACTTTGTAAAAATCAGCAGGTAATGCTCCTAAAAATTTAAATGAAACAAATAAATTTTGGTATTGTTGCAAAACATTATTTATATCTTTTGTATTTAACCATGATTCTCTTGTTTTTGTCATTTTAGGTTTAAATGTGAAAAATTTTATTTTATCCCTCAACTTTTTATCCTTTATATTCTTTATAAAATCTAAATCTATCCAACAATATTCATAAGGACATATGTAATTTAATCTATCGTATATAGAATACCACAATTCCCTTTTTGTTTTATTATTTATATCAATAGGTATTAATATATTGCATTCTTTTGAAGCTAATTTATCTTTTTTTACATCTGACAATTTTGGACATATTTTATTCTTTTCAATGTAATTATTGAACTCGTTTGCTATTATTTTTAATTCATCGTGTTTAAAACACGTGTAATGATCTAAAACATCTACGTTTGGCGAACACGTTCCGTACGACATATCTATTATATATATACAAATAAAATTTAGTTAATTGCTAATAATTAGTCGTAACTTTACATTTTAAAAAAGTGATTTAAAAATATAAAACATTCTATTATATAAAATGTCACATTCTGGTGAATCTGATTATTACAATTTATTTATGTCTCAATTTATTCAAACTTTGGCTCAATTAAGTGCTGCTCTTGTTACATCTACATTAGCTGTACCAGCTTATAGCTATTATACAAGAAGATTTAATGTTGTTAGTCGTGAAAATATTATGGAAAAAACTATTGATAATACTATTGGTGATTTAACAGATGACATTACTGATTTAGATGACTCTGATGATGATAGTAGCAGTAGTAAGTAATTTATATATTCTCATTGACAACCACGATTAATTGCTACGAAGCATATACTGAACTGAATCGATGTTTATTTAAAAATAATTCATTATTATTTAAAAATAATAATAATGAAACAAAAAATAGTTTGTGTTTATATGATAGAAAATTTGACGAATGGTAAGAAATATATAGGTCAAAGTATTGAGTTTAATAAAAGAAAAACTAATCATAAGTGTGATAGTAAAAGAATTATTACACCTTTATATAATGCTATTAGAAAAGATGGATGGGAAAATTTTGAATATACAATTTTAATGAAAGATCAGACTATAAATTATGATAAATTAGATTTTTGGGAATGTTATTTTATAGAATTATTTGATACATTAAATAGAGAAAAGGGATATAATTTAGAAAGTGGTGGAAATAAAAATAAAAATTTAAATCCAGAAACAAAAGCGAAATTAAAAATAGCACAAAATAAAAATAAACATTTTTTAGGTAAAAAACATACAGAAGAAGCTAAGAAAAAAATAGGTGATTCAAAACGTGGTACAAATAATCATTTTTATGGTAAAAAATATACGATTGAAATGAAAACAGAATTAGGTTTAGGTACTGGAAAATTATATAAAGAAGGTTTATCAAATGGTAAACCTGCATATAAAACACGTTTTATAAAAGAGAAATGTATAACTATTGAAAAATATTCTAATTTAAGTATTCCATTAATTATTTGTACTAGAATTTGTATGGAAAACGAAATTGATTTTAAATCTAATTTAGTAAAAGATATGGAAAATTTCGTTAAAAACTTTGATTTAAAAACATTTATTAATATAAATTAAAATGAATCAAGATAAAAAGGTAGCGCTTATCACGGGAGTTGGAGGACAAGATGGATCTTTTCTTGCAGAATTATTATTAGAAAAAGGATATATTGTACACGGTATTATTAGACGTTCTGCAACATTTAATACTCAAAACATTGATCATATTTTTGATAAACTTCATTTACATCACGGTGATATTACAGATAGTATGAATATTCATAATATTATATCAAAAGTTAGACCGTGTGAAATTTATAATCTCTGCGCAATGTCACATGTTGCTGTATCTGCGAATATTGAGAATTATACCTTTCAGGCAAATACACTAGGAGTTCTTAATATACTACAAAGTGTTAAAAATTTAGGGATGGAAAAAACATGTAAAATATATTCAGCTTCAACTAGTGAAATTTTTGGCAATATTACAGATGGTAGTTTTAAATTAAATGAAGATTCACCACAAAATCCATGTTCAGTGTATGCGATATCAAAATATGCTGCCCAACAATTATGTAATATGTATCGTGATGCTTATGGAATGTTTGTTGTGAATAGTTTACTTTTCAATCACGAAAGTCCACGTAGAGGTGGAACTTTTGTTACAAAAAAAATTACTAATTATGTTGGAAAATATTATAAAAATAATTCAATTAAACCTTTAGAATTAGGTAATTTAAATGCTATGCGTGATT